GTTTGGCTTACAATACGTGATCCGTTTTCAAACTCAATACTACCTTTGTTATAGCTTGTAACACCTGCCCTAATATAGTCAGGACAAGTTTCATATACATAACGTATACGTGCCATAATCTCCTGCGCACCTGTGTATTTGTGTGCAGCAATAAGAATAGTTTGGTCTGGATTAAACATTGCATACCAAGTAAGATAGATTGCAGCACACGTTGTCTTACCAGTCTGTCGTGGCATCATGTTGATGTTAAAGCGATAGCTGTGATAGCTATGCATTAGTCTTAACTGATACTCATATGGATCGAAAAGTAGTTTACCCTTTACAGGGTGTTGTATGTATGCAAAATGTTTTGCAAAATGCAGATAGCCGTCATTAGGATCCATGCATTTAGCAAGATCTTCAATCTGTTTATCTGTATATGTTTCTCGAGTATTGGCTTTTTTAGTTAATACGCCATCTAAACTTTTGCTCATACTATATTTACTCAAAAAAATAGGGCCTTTGGGCCCTATTGAAACTATGTATAAAGTTTACTTGCTTAAATCTTCGTATTTTTTAAGTAGTTCTGATTTTAGTGATTCTCTTAACGATGCTTCTAGTTCTTCATCGCCTTCAAGTGCCATAGCATTATCGCCATCTTGAGCTTTTTTATAAGCCTTTTTCTCTCTATTAATACCACCTGATAAGTCATGTATCATTTGTGTATGATCGCCGTAGCCTTCATCGGGAGCGTTGTCCCACTCTTCGTCCATATCATCTTCATGATCATGCTCGTCTGATGCTAATGCAATAAGTTTTGCCATATCTGGCTCTTCATCACGAGGACCAGCTGCCGGCATTGGCATTGGCATTCTAACAGGTGCGTCTTGCGGTGCTTTTGCGCCTCCCATTAATGCAATAAGCTCTTCAACTGCATCGCCACGTGCATTAAGTGTAACGTTCATTGAAACTTTATCTTCTGGCTGTGACATTGCTGGAGATTGCATTGGCATCTCTCCCATACCGCATTCATCAACTGCCTGAAAAGACTCTAAAATAGCCTTCATATCGTTAACATCAGATGCTGCTGCTGAAGGTTTTTCTCCTCTCAATGCTGCATCCATGTTGTCTAAAATGTGTTTCATATCCATAATATTAGCTTCCTATCGGGCTTTTGGCATTTTCTGCCTCACCTATGTCTTTTGATTCACCTGGTTTAACTGATTCGATTGGGTCTATTTCTCTTTCTTTACGAGCAGTTTCAAGTTCTTTTAATAAGTCCATTACTCTGTTATCTCCGACATCATCTTGTGCGCTTTCGCCGCCCATGTCTTCTGTATTAAGCATTGACTCGTATGGTTTTTCTTCTGTTTCTGCCTGATATTCTTCTTGTGGCTCTTCTGGATTACGAACAATCATATGACTTTTAGGAACAGAACAAAGATTTACCAAATATTCTTGCATAATCTGTTGTGTAGTTGGATAGTTTACTTCTGCTTCAAAATATGTAACTTCAGTATTTTCAAGTTGTGGAAAATCTAACGGTCTTTTTGAGATCGGTGTGCGCTTTCCGCTACTTACATTTACTAATCCGTACTTGCCTAACCCCATTTTAAGGCGATCTTCAAAACCTTCTGGTAGCTCTCCGGCTACTCCAATCTTAAACTGGTAAGTTTTTTTAGATTCTGTCAAGTATTCTTTAAAACTTTTCATTGTTTGTAATCCTGCTTTAAGTTATTTATCCATATTCTTTAGTTTTTCTAGCAAACTGTTTCTGTCTGTAACAATATAGCCTTCTCCGGCTACTACATCTGAATCTGCACCTGAAGTATCTTTGTCTAACTTTTCCTTCTTAAGTTGCAAATCAATCATCTTAAGTTTTTTATCCATCTTAGCAACTTTGGCGTCTAAACCTGTTTTAAGCATATTACCTGCAACTTCAAATACTCTACCGCTGTAACGGCTTTCGACATTCATTCCTAAATCCATTAAGTCTTCATATGCACTTAGTGCTCGTTGTGCAATGTCTTCGAGTTCGCTATCGGCTTTGTCGCCTAATCCTTTCACTTGAGGAAGTGCATTTGCAATCTTATCGAACTCTGCAATGTTTCTAAATGTCTCGTCTTGCTCAACTACTGCTTCTTGCTTCTTTTTCTTGTTGTCAGCCTTTGCCTGATCCATTATTTCTTTAGACTCAGGTAAGTTAAGTAGTTCTTCTAGTTTTTTGGTCATTTTTTACACCGTATATTATATGCTAATATTATTTATCGCCTTTTGCCATTGTGGAAAATATCATTTTCGGTTATAACTCTAAAAGTTATTCCTTTTTGTTTACAATATGCATAAGCAGCTGACCATTTTGCCTGGTTAACAATATAACTAGCCTGATTTACTCTATTTTTTCCGACTTTTTCTCTAAGTGTTTGGTTGGCTGGTTTTACTTCTATAAGTTCTACCTTTTGTTTACCTGATCTATCAGCGTATGCTATAAAAAAGTCTGGCACATATATAGTGTATTTGCCAGTTAAAGGATTTTTGTACGGTATTTTTATAGATTCTGAAGCCCATTTTTCTACACTTGGATGTTCATCACAAAACTTCATAAAATGAAACTCCCAACTTGAACGATAAGTTGGACTTTTTGTACCTATGTACTTTTGTGGGTTTTTTGGTGTGAACTTTCCTTGGGCAAATCTCGACATTTTATGCTACAATATTACGTTTTTCTGTTTTTTCAGGATTTTTAGTTCTCTTATAACCAAGTGTACTTGATTTAGCTCGGTTGTAGTTAAGAACTTCGGTAACAATAGCACTAAGTTGAAGCTCGTTAAGCCCCTTTAACGTATCTAACAGTTTAAAAATGTTAACATTGTCTATCTTTGCTTGTTGTAACAAAGTTGTACCAACTGCAATAGCAGCTGACTTATCAAATCCACGTTTTTCAAAGAAAACAATAACAGCATCTACTTGGTTAGTTGGAAAACTAAGAGTTTTTGAAAAATAGTTGTTAAAAAAGTTTGTAACTCCTTTGTCAATAGTGTTACTTGGCTTTTCTTGAGGTAATCCTGAGGACATTTTAGTCTCCTTTAGCTATAGTTAGCTTTTTCACGGTCTGGAAGTGCATCAAAAGAGGCTCTTGCACCATTCATTCCGCCTGTTCCGCCATTACTTTGATAATCTTTTAAGAAGTTTTGGAATCTAGCGTCATTTTGCTGTGTAGGATTAACATCTCCGGTTGTTGTCGAAGGCGATGAAGCATTTGCGTTCTTTAATAGTGATAATCCACCAACAACAGCACCTGCAATAAGTAAATCTTTGCCTCCTCCTGAACCTCCGTTCTTAGGAAAGAACGTTTGGGCAACACCGCTAACATCAATACCTGCTGCATCTCCAATAGCACCGGTTAAAATACGGAATCCGCCTTCTCTTAACCCTTCAGCACTAGTATTTCTAATATTTCCTATTAGATTTACTCCAGCTACTGCTGCTTCGAAAGGATTATTAAAGTTTTTGCCCTGAGTTATGTATTCGTATAGGTCAACACCGGCACCAAATATACCATCTATGCCCAATGTTCCGCCACCTGTTAGTGTAATAGGACTAGGTGTTACATCATAGTGATCTGTGCGGCCAAATCCTGCAGGATTTCCATTTTCTCCTGCTTCTACATAACCTCTGTCATAGAAAACAGTGTCATACTGCAATGTCATTGAGTTTTGCATAGGTCCGCTTTCTGTATTAGCAGCCTGGTCATGACCCCATGTAGTAACTATTGGATTTACTAGTGTATATTTTGTATAAGATTTTCTAGCTAACTGTGCTATTTCTATTCTATCGAAAAAAGGAACACTTGGTATATTATTATTCATACCAAAGTTAAATGTATTTGTTCCCGAACCGTCATATGTAGTATCGCCTGTTCTGCGGTTACCATAAGATCCGTTGTTTAGATTTTGATTACCGTCAGCAAAATAATACTTATAATATGCTTCCATTAGTGCTGTTGTAGCACCAAAGTTATCATCGTGAAATACTATATTCACTGGACTATAATCTATTCTTGACTGAACATTTTTCTTTCTGTTATATTTGTTTTTAGTTTCTACTTGTGCAGTGTATGATGGAAGATCTACACTCTTAACTAACATACCTATAACGTGCTTGTATTGATCAACTTCTTGTATAACACTCTTAGCTTGTTCAGTTAGATAAAATGTAACGTGATATAAAAACTTTAGCTTAGGTGCATGTTTTTGATTGTCGTTGAGATATAAACGATCTGCATGTTGCCAATCGGCGAGATTGCCTTTTGGGTTTAAAGCACCGTTTGCTAAGTTATCTAAGAATCCTGTAAACTTACTTGCCATAATAATATTTATCTAATAATATTATATGCGTAGTTAATAAAAAAAGGGAGCTCATAGGCTCCCTTTAATATAGAATGGCTAAGGAGTTTTATTAAACGCCGCCGCCAGTTACTAGAGTATTCACTGTACGTCCAACTGCTGTACCAATACCTGTGCCTTGTGGTGATTGGATAGCATTATCGTAACGTATTGCAAGTGTTACTGTTACTGGTTCGTTTGCGCTGTATGCTAACTGATTGTAGTTTGCGTTTTGTACAAAACAACCATATAGTTCAAATGTTTCTAGTACAGTTGGTGTATTTGCACCGTTACCACCGTCTAAGATTTCAATACGTGTTGTAAACTTGTAATCTTGACCTGATGCTGCACTTGACTGCTCATAGAAGTCGAACTGTTTCTGTAACTGCTCGCCTACAAGTTTTTGTACATTGTTGTTTACGTCTTCTCTTAAGTTTAGTGTGATTGCTTCCCATGCATGTCTACCAGCTAGATATGCTCTACTGTTGTAAACTGGGATTTCGATCTCTTCAAAACTTACTGTCGGACGAGTTACGTCAATAACCTGTTTTGTCAGTTCTGTTGTTGGTGTTGATACACCGAAGTTTTCCAGTGTCACTCTAAAGCGATACTGTAGCTTCGGCATCAACAAGCCCTGGTTACTAGCAGAGTCTCCTGTTGCTAGTGGGACTGTGATCTTTGATAGTGTTGAGATTGCCATTCATTTTCTCCTGTTGTATATATTTAGCCGATTAAAGTCCTGCTATTTCTCCGGTGTTCTTGAGTCTCAACGGAATGTATATAAACTCAACTGCCTTGACCGGTTCAATCGCAATATCTAAGTATAGTTCGTTACGATCGATTCTGCTAGGTGTATTGTTACTTTCGTCACACACAACTAGGAAGTCGTACAGTGCTCTCTGACCAACTAGCTCAAGCATTAAGCTCTCTGCTGCTTGTTTAATCTCATCACGGGTGATCTTATCATTTGGTTCAAAGATATATGGTTTAGCAAGTTGATTCAACTGACTGCGTAAGTAAATGACAAGTCTTGCAACATTGATTCTATCTAAAGAGCTAGAACCTCTTGCACGAGTTTTTTGTCCGTAGTTTACAAGACCTGCACCTGTAATAAATGTAATCGGATTAACATTTTGTGCATATAGTGTATCACGCTGACCTTCGTTCAACGCTACTGATACAAACTCGCCTTCGCTGTCAATATAACCAACACTTGAAGCATTAGTAATGCCGCCGCGTCTTGTACCTGCTGGTGCAAACCATGGGAACGATACCTGATCGCTTAGTGCCATAGTTCTTAGCATCATGTGGCTTGGTGGAACAACTACATTATTACCTGCGTTGTCACTTGTAAAGCCCCATGGATAAAATACACCAAAGTATTCATCTCTGCTTACCAATCCATCGTCATTGTCTTCAACTGCAAGGTTTACGTTGGTTGCCCATTCATTTAATGAAGTAGCATCTGGACGTAGTCTTGCTGGACTATCTCCTACTACAAAAGCACTTAGTCCTCTGTCGTAGTTTAGAGTAATCATTTCACCGATTAGTTCTGGATAACCTGGAGTTGCCATCAAGTTAAAGATTCTTGATTCGTCATCTCTAATATCGTCATTGCTGTTTAGCATTGCTTGTAGAGCTTGTACTACAACTTTGCGCTGTGCATGACGTCCAAAGCTGCCTGATCCATCGTTTTGGTTGCCTGATTCAGTAACCCAACGATGTGGATAGTAAGCTGCCATTGCTTCGTCGCCGTTGCGCTCGTTGTCGCCATTTACATTAATGTAGTTACGCTCAAAACGCTTAACGTTAAAGCCAGAACGTCTTAGATTCCATAGCAACATGCCTTTTGGATATAATGCTGGATCTGGAGCATCTGGATCTAAGTAGTTACTTGTTAATAGATCTTCAATATCTCCTGCTGCATCACTGTTAGCACCTGCTGTGTTATAACGTGCATCTGCAAATAGGATACCATTTTCAGTTGTTTGGTCTCCTTTGTCGATTAACTCAA